CACGGAGATAGCCCCTGAACCCAAAGTTGTTTCTAGATGAAAAAGTGACATCTTGCCCGGAGTTATTACCAGCGTTTGTCCATGCGGGGTCTCCCGGATCTACATCAATAAGGCAAGTACCCTGCGGCACGTATGCGCCCCATACTTCTGGAACAAACGTCAAATACGCAAAATACCCGGTAAAACCATTCGCAGTTGCGTTAACCGTAGAACCTACGTTCCACCACGCCGTAGCAGCACTAAATGGGTTGCTTGCTGTTTTAAAGCACATCACGCCGTTGCAATACAACCTGCCGGGGAATGCCGTATCTAATGGGTTCCAAACCCAAGTCAAAATAATCCACTCATTTATGTCGTTAAATTGCCAGACACGAAGAGAAGTGACAATGGCGGCGGGGGCAGTCGTTGCAAGTGTGACCGATAGCCGCCTATCTACACCGCCTTCGTTGACGATGACTTTTATGCCGTTAGCCGCCGCAGCACTGCTTGCTACCCAAAATACGTTCTGGTTAGCAGTGGTAATGTCATCTACTCTAAACCTTGCTTGGATAGTAAATCCACGGGCTTTTGAGTCAGTGGTCAATGGCAATGCCATTGATTTTGTAGAAAAGACACGTTGTAATCTTGCCGATGGGAATTCTATGGCATAACCATTTCCTGTATCAACAAATGGGATGCCCCCCACAAAGGAAGCCCTATTAGCAGATAAAGCATAAACTCGCCAAACTGTTCCGCCCCGGTCTTCACCTAACTGCCATGTCCAGTATGTAGTAGCAGTGTTGTTGTTATATACGTGAACAAAAGTTTTAGAAGAGATGTCACCTTCAGCCCAGTAATTGTAGTAGAGCGTAGTAGTGCCAGCAAAAGTAAGTGTAGTTTCTGAAGCAGAGTACCCCCCACCGGTTATCGTCCCAGAAACCGTGCCGTCTGCTGTCCAATATGAAATATGGTATCTATCTCCGTTGATACGTATGTATACCTCTGACGTTGAAACAACAGACAACGATAAGATCGTCGGCGTACCTATCGTTCCACTAATAAGAAACTGCCCTGTTACTCGCGTGCCCGTAGGGTTTTGGCTTGCGTCTCCTGCAAAAGCAACGGCGTAGTTATACGAGTTACCGTCTGCAAAAGTATCTTCTGTTGGGTCAACGTAATTTATACCCAACACAAGTTCGGAACTACTGCGCATACTCCTTGCTGTGGTAGGCCAATTAGTTTCAGCCACGTGCAACAATTCACGCTGATACCAACGCCCACTACCTCCGTTTTGATCCCCAATGTAATAGTAGTTACGTAAGAAATTATTTCTATCAATACTGGCTCGTGGGAAGCCAATTACAGTCCAAAATAAATAGTTTGCTGAATCATTAGTGAGGGCGTTTCTATCCCAGTAGTAGTTATCTGGGGTGTCTGTATTATTGAACCCGCCGCCCTTTTGCAGGTAGAACAACGACCCGTTATTGGTGGTTCCTCCATTTGTCCACGGAGAGTAACCATAAGCCTCCCCGTAAATATTCCAATACTGCGGCTTTTGCCATATGCTGAGTTGACGGGTTCGTTCACGACTGTTTGCGCGGACGATACCTGTGTTTGTAATAGAACTATTTATGGTCGGGTTTCCCGCCGCTCCCGTGGGGTTAGATACGCTAAGACTGCTCGAAATACCGATGCCAGAAGTATTACTAGTTGCTATAGAACGCGGAGTAAACGTACCATCACCGGCTGGGTTCCACGACAACATCCCAGCAGTTCCGCCCATCATGTCTTTGGACACAGCTTTTTTGGCGGGGTAGGTTATAAATACGTCTTTAACACCCGCAGAGAAGTTCACCAAGGTGGTGTTATTGTTTGACGTATCTAGTACTGTGGTGCGGACAAGTGTAGTTGGGTCGTTTAGAGTACCAATACCAACTTCCCATTCATTGGTGCCCTGCCCTGCGATTGTGTAGTAGGTCGTGTCGCTAATAGCCATCGCGGTGCTAAATGGCTGGAACCCAGTCACTGCACCGTCAAGCGTAATATTGCCCGTACCTGTAGTGGTAGTGGTCTCTCTTACGCGGTCTTGTATTGCAAGTGGCATACCTACCTCATGACGTATTTATAGACTGCCAAGGATTGGAGATATTAGTATTTACTTCATCCCATCCCGGCGAAGTATCTGTATCTATTCCTTGCCATCCAGAGCTTGCAGCGGTTCCAATTACCCCCCAGTTCGGGGAAGTATTGCTACCCATATTTTGCCAGTTTGGTACTTGTCCGTCATTAATCAATTCCCATAAGAGGCGGGCAAGTGGCGTATCTAGCGCCCGTATCTGCTCCTGAACCGCAGCAACAAAATCCGTCCTAGAAGCTACAGAACTTAATAATCGAACAACTTCTGCCTGTATTGCTACAAAGTCAACATTAGTTGCTTCCAGATCATTAACCGAAAGCGATTCATTGATAAATGTAACGAAGTTAGTCTGTACAGATTGTGCGTCACTTGCCGCTAAGGATTCAAGTAGCGCCCCTACAAAACTCACCTGAACAGACTGGGTATTGTCAAAATTAGCCGTTTCATCCTGTGCACCAAAGGCGGTCTGCGCACCGGATACCGTATCGTTAAACTGCGCATCCTCATCAATATCTACTGCAAAATCAGCTTGTGCTACCTCTGTCGAACTAGCATTTATCGCTTCGGCTACAGCTCTTAATATGTCTGCTGTAGCTGCTTCCGTAGAACTTGTATTTATTTGTTCGGCGGCTGTTGCTACCGCAGTAAGCAGAGGCACCACCGTGCTTGCCATCTCAATACGATCTTCAAATAGGCTAATAGCGACATTAGACGTAATGTTCAGATCGTATGCGTCAATCGCTTCTAGTATGTCTGCTGTTACAACCCCACCAACAGCGAACAAAGAAGTAGTGACGTGTACTTCTTCCGAAACAGCACGAACTACAAGTAATGCCCCAACACTACTACCAGTAGCAGCAATTGCCTCGCTTATTGATACCAACAAATTAACGGTATCGGTTACAGTACTACTGAAATTAATTTCTTCTGATACGGCAGATACTGCTGTTTGGAGTGCTGAAACAACTGCGTCAAATTGCGTATCTTCGTCGATCTGCCCATCAAATACAGTTTGTACAGAAACTACGCTACTAAAATTTGCAGCGTCTGCAATATCGGCAAACACAAACCGATCATCTTCAACCGTATCTAAGAACTGAACTGTATCAACTAGTGCCGCTGGGAATATACCGACACAAGCTTCTGTAGCGGAACAATTAACCGCTTCCGATACCGCGACAAAAAATATACTCCCGCCTACTACCGAGGAAAAAGGCGCTTGTGAAAAAGCTGTAGTGCCAAACAACATGCGCCTTCACCTTTTATGCAGTAGTCAGTTGCGCCTCTTCAAACCAACGAGATTGCACGACACCGTTGTCATCAGTCCACGAAACAAGATAGAAAAAATTACCGTCTTCGTCCATACGCAAAGCCTCAACTGGACCTTGCGGGACGGCAACCACCAACTTCACGGTGTCGCCTTTTTTAAACGTAGTAGCCATAACTGCTCCTCAATTAAACAGCGTCAGCCGAGAAAGTGTATGTGACGTTTAGGGTATCGCCACTAGCTACAAGCTTATCGCCGCCAGTGAAGTCGCCTTCGGAAAACAGAATACCCGATGTACCGGACGCTACCGAAGCCAAGAACGCGCCTGCAACAGTCGTGGTGTTGTTGATGTTAAACACCGCAGGGCTTGCCGAGTTATCGATAACCGATGGGTCAGCCAGTGTAGCAGTGCCAAACGTAACAGCCTTACGGTTGCCGGTGTAGTTAGTATCTTCAGTCCAACCAACGTGAGAAACTAGAGTATCTCCAGCGGCGAATACAGTACCCGAACCCGGACCGGTAACTAGACCAAGGTACCAAGCAGCGGTATAGCCAGAGGCTTTAAAATATTTCGAGTTCAAGTCTTGCAGACCTTCATTGACGACGAGGTTATGGAACTCATCACCCCACTTCTTCTTACCGTCTGGTCCAAAGCACTCGACCTTGAACACACCACCTAGTTTTACACGACCGTCGCTTGCCGTGAGTTTGCTCACGCCAGCTTGGACAGTCTCACCCATTGTCGATTTTGCGATAGGCATGATCACTCCTCAAGGAAAACGAATTAAAGCCGTCGTTGCAGTGTTTGCTGGCAAAGTGACGGTATTGCTAGTTGATGTAAAAGTTTTGTCTGAGCCAAAATCCAACACTGCTACAGACTTGTTGCCACGAGTCGAGTTATAGATCAAAGCACCACGAGCTACAAATTCAGCGCCGGGCCATGACACATTAGCGAAATCCACATACACAGTCCCTGCCTCAGGACCAGTAGTTTGAGTGCTAATTGCCGCACCTGTTACAACCACACCCCCAGCGGTATAGCCCGTACCAACTACTTCATTGTCAGTAGTGTACACAGTTGTCTCAGGACCAATATCAGAAAACGCCGTATACAGCGCCATATATATCGTATCGGCTACCAAGTTCTGCCCTGCTTGGAGCATGTCTTGTTTGAAGCTGTTCGTCAGTCCTTGCTGAATCATGGGTTGACCTTAATCTTCGCCTGACCGTCACGGTACGCATCACCACGCTCCAGACCTGTACCCAGACGATTGAGCTGCATCAGAGCATCCTGATACTTCTTCTCGTAGTACGTCATCATGTCCTGCTCACCTTTCATGAAGGTGTAAGCTTCTACCAACGAGCCGTACAGCAGCACCGGTGAGTAGTTGTCGCCAAGCCACGAAGTACCGCTAGGGTTTAGCTCTTCATCAGCAATCGATACTGGGTAGTAGTAATAGTGTAGTTCTACGCTGTACTGGGCATCGGGTGTAGGAGCCAAGATAAAACTAAGCTCGTCCGTAATGATGTTTGAAGCCACCGTTGGACCGAACAACGCGTAGTACTTCGGAATCCCTTTGGTGTTTGGGTTTGGGTACGCTGCACGTAAAAAGTTTACGTCTTTGTTCAGCAAATACTCGTAACTACCACCACCGTCGATTACCGCCATCGAGAAGACCGACAAGAAGTCAGAAGGGCACGATAGATACTGGATGTCATTAGTAGTTATACCCGTGACGTTTTTACGGAGTGCAGGAATCTGCACCGTGTTGTACACACGGGTTTCTGTTTGCTTAACAAACGTAGGGATGTTCGCTACGAAATCGCTTTCGTAGTTCTGCGTATACGCCTGAATCTCAGCAACAAGCTCTGTGTAATTCACAGTTCACCTCAACCCATTGGGCCTCGTGCCATCGTACCTTTAGTAGCCGCACCCGTACCGCGAATCTTGATGCCGGTCGTTTTGGGTTCCTTGTAGTTGCCCTTGCTGACCACACCCCCCGCGATATTCATCTCGTTGGTGTATTGTGTACCAGTCTTTTCAGGCACTTGCGCCGTTACTTTTTTAGCGTCCATAGTGTGTGGCTCCGCATAAACCGCAGCTTGGCCTACTTCTTTGCCATTCTGCTTTTGTGAAAATTTAGCCATTATCGACCCCGCGAAGCACCGCCACGCTGGTTCATGGCTCGTGCCATATTGCGTCCGTACTTCTTCATGGCCTCGCCAGTCACGCCGCCCTTAGCCATGCCCTTGTGCATACGCTTCTCATGTGCCTTGACTTCTGCCTTGGCTACTTTCTTCATGCTGTCCATAGTCACTCCTACGAGATTGTTACACTACCTATTTGTGCGGGTGACGTTAAAGCATTCGGTGTCAGCCCTGCGTCATTACCACTTGCCCCACCCACTGGGTACCAACCCCACTGGAATATACGACTACCGCCTTCTGGGTACCCATCAGCATCAACTGCTGTCCCCGGCGTCTCAGTTAATTGCAGCCCGTTGTAGCCTGACTGCAAGTAGCTTATGTCTGGTCTTGGCTCCCGCACTGCCTGTGGGTCGTTGACCGGATATAGACCTAACGAAAGCTGTGGTTGATCTGGTTCCCAACAATTTTTGCAAACCTTGATCGACACCTGTTTGGTCTTGATCGTCAGCTTGCGTAACTCTTTCAGCTTGTACCGAAACCCGCATCGATCACATTCCGCAATACTATGTTTGCCACTAGCGTACTTACTGGGCATACATCACCTGTAGAAAGTAGTACGCGGCACAAATCGATCCGGCGCTTTTTCCCTGTCCTCCGCAGATGCAAAATCCCAAGCCTCGTCGTACATCAGCTTCAACGCCTGAATTCTGGTTGGATCAACCTCGGGCTTCTTAACTGCAATCATGTACGCCAATCCTGCCACCAAGCAGTTCTGGAAGCGAAATGGAATATCAATCACGTTGGTACCGTCTCCGGCATCAAAAATACGCTTCAACCGCCAGTAATAAAATATGTAGTACGGGTTGCCTACCGAACCCTGATCCGGCGAAGGCCACACATTAATCTGTGGATACTTCGGTACCGCTGCATTCGATCCAACCTGCTGCCCCGACTGGCGGTTTACCCACACCTGAATCGGTCTGCCCTGCGTCAATTTGTTCGGGATAGTCGCGTAAGTAGAGACGCTTATGCGGCTGATGTTGATGTCGGTCTGGTTAGAAATCTGTCCGGAATTAGTGCGAATAACATGTTCCAGAAGATCAACGGTATCATTAGGTAGATCATAAGTCACCTGCCCTTGCACAAGATTGATCGATCCCTGCTCAATAGTCCACAGGTTGATACCACGGTTCGCCCACTCGCCAATCAGGAAGTTCAGGCTTCTACGTGCCGTACGGAAGTCATAGCCAGTACGCAACTCCAAACCGCAACGCTCAAACGCCTCTTCGAATATCTCATTGAGGTCGGGGTTGAACGTCGTTGTGTTGTTTGTAAAAGCCATTACCTAAACCTCGCGGTCTTCTGGGCTATGCGTTTTGGTTGCGCGACGAACTGCTTGCCACTTTTCTTCCCCGCCCTCTTCGCCTTGGTCGTTGCTGCGTACTCCGCTGGACTTAGAGCTTTGATAGCGCCTTCTGGCAGGTACCTTTCGCCAGTCTTCGACGACGGCTTGCCACTCTTTGTCCGCCATTTCTGCTCCGTCCACGACTTCAGGCTTTGCTGCGGGGCCTTCATCTCACACTATCTTTCCACGAGTCTTACCACGCATAGCGCAACCATCGGCACGAGAAGAAGCGGACTTTACTGAACCGCCAGATTTCATACCGCGAGCTTCACGACGCTCTTCGGATGCTGCTTCACGAGCGGCTTTACGTGCTACGTCCATTGATTCAGCACTTATTTGTCCGCGAGTCTTAGACGGGCTACCGTCTTTCCACGTCCCCGTCTCCGCATGTTCTTTAGCTGCTTTATCCGCCGCCTGCATTGCACCTTTGCTTAGAGAAGTACCGTAATCATCTTCACCGGTCAAAGCGTTCTTAAGCTTACGCGGAAGACTTTTTTCTTCAGCATACAACCCCAGCATCGTTTTATCTTTTAGTGCGGCCTCCTTACGGGTACGCTTAGCCCCCGGAGATTCAGGACCCCCACCATATAGTTCTTTTTCCATTTGCCGGTGCTGAGCCTCCTGACGTGCCGACCGCTTTACGTCTTCCATGGACTCTTCCCCCACGGCTTCAATCTTCGGAGATCTCTCGGTCTTAGCCATTACACGATCCTCCCTTTAGTCTTACCACGCACAGCACAGCCATCAGCGCGAGAAGAGGCGGTGCCGCCCTTCTTCATACCACGACCCCCAACTTGCTGATACGTCTGGCTTACAGGGTCGTATGTATAGCTTGGTGAACCTGCGCCGTCTTGTTTCGCTTTAGCCTGCTGTATTGCATCTTTTATTAGCTGACCTAGCATTTCACACCATCCTTCCACGGGTTTTGCCGCGCTGTACACAACCATCTGCACGGGATGATGCTGACTTCACAGCACCCCCCTTGTTCATTTTTTCTGCGTCTTTAAATCTAACAGCTTTGTTTTCTGGCACTTTGCTTCTGGGTACGCGCATGGTAACAGCCCCCTCGCCACCTTTCCATTCCCTACCAAACTTACCAACTTTATCGCCGCTACTCCACCATTTCTCATCGCCCGCGCCGTATTTAGGTTTTGGGTTTCGCTCAAAATACCCAGATTTTTTTGCTGCTTCATATTCCGCTTGCGACATATTTCTGTACGCATGTGTAATATCTTTATCGCTGGTCGGCATACGGACTGGCGAACTTTTTAACCGCAACCCCTCTGATGTAACAACTTGGTTTCTAACATAAGGGCGCGTTGCCATTTCTGCGGCGCTTAATGCCCTTTTCCCCAACCCCAAGCCAATTAAATCTTCTGGGCCTACAGGAGATGCTTCTAACGCTTGCTCACGCTCAAGTTGCCGACGGTATGCTGGGTCACGCATAT